TACACTCAAGACGGCGGGGCTACATACTACGGGTTTGTAGCTGGTGAGGGTATGGCATGACGATCGCCAGACTGATGCAAATGGCTGCTGGCGCTGGAGGAGGCGGGGGCGGTGTAACCCTAGCATACGCGGATGCGGTCGAGAGCATTGATGGCTCATCTCCATACACCGTTACTCTAATGGGAACCATCAGCGCTGGGGACTTGCTCGTATTTTACGAACATTTGACTATGAGCAGCGGTGCTACGCTTACTACCGCTGCACCTAGTGGTTGGACGTATGCGGCTGGTCAGACAAGCGCCACAGGTGGAATTGGGACAGAGTTTCTAAAAATCGCTCTCTACTATAAAATTGCGGACGGGTCTGAGGGCGGGACTACTCTTACGTCAAATATCACATCAGGGTCAGCAAGTGGCTCAAGGCTGCGGGTTCTCCGTTTTACTGGTGGTGTGTCAAGTATTACAGTCGACGGGGCAACAAGTGGCTACGATGCAAGTTCAGGCTTTTCAATTGCTGCTTCTGGAGGAACCGCCCCCCAGTTGGTTATCTTTAGTCTTGGGGTGAGAACCTCTGGTTCGTTCTCATCTCAGAGTGTTTCGAGCGGCGTCCACGCGCAGTTTTCTGGAGAGGACAGTTCTACTTATGGATACGACATTCAAAATTCTGCTGCCGCAAATATCACAGTCAGTTTCAGCGCAAGCAGCGCACCAAACTACGCCTACTGTTGGTTAAAAGCGGCATAAGGAGCCATAAATGTATCTCAAACTGACCAACGGAACCCCTGAGCGCTACAGCCTTCGGAAGCTATTCAGCGACAACCCAAACACATCCTTTCCAAAGGAACCGACATTAGAACTGTTGGCGTCTTATGGTGTGCATCCATACGCTCGGCCAGAGCCGGGGGCCTATGATAACCTAGCGTGGCATTTGATCGACGATGATTTTGTCGAAGTCAACGGTGCGTGGATGCTTCCGTATAAACTGGAGGCAAAACCACAAGCTGATGCTGAAGCCAACGTTCGTTCTCATCGCAACAACTTGCTTGCTGAGAGCGATTGGATTGTTACTAAGTCCCTTGAGGCTGGTCAGGCTGTCCCTGCTGATTGGGCTACCTATCGTCAGGCTTTGCGCGATGTGACAGCGCAGGCGGGGTTTCCCTTCTCGGTAACGTGGCCGACCGCACCGGAGTAAATAGATGCTTGGTTTTGCACCATTAGCTGCCATTGCTCTGGCCGACGATGGTGTATCGGCTTCATCCAATGTCTCTGTGTTTGCCACTGGCGTTTCGGCAACCGGAGCCGTAGGAAGCGTGATTGTCGATGTCGCGGATGCAATCAGTGTGACAGGGGTGTCTGCGGAAACCCATGTCGGCACCGTGTCCGTCGGCCTCGGGGCATCCGCTTTTGTCACCGGGGTATACGCCACTGGTTTTGTTGGGATTGCGTCTGCATCCACGCCGATTGTGGTTTACCCTGATGGCGTCGACGCCTCCGGAGAAATCGGGTTTGTGTTTGCATCCATTCCAAAGTCTGTCTCCGTCACCGGTGTAAGCTGCACAGTCTCCGCCGGAGATGTAGCCATCTCCGCTGGTGCCAACGTGTATCCTGACGGCGTTTATGCGGCCGGTACGATTGGAGATGTCTCAATCTCTGCGGATGCTTTCGTTTATCTGTCCGGGGTTTATGGCTCCGGCCAAGTTGGCATTGCTGTTGTTCGCGAACCGATCTCGGTAAATGTTGTAGGGGTGTCTGCGACTAGCGCGGTGGGCCAGGTTTCTGTTGTTGGTCGCGGGACTGTGCAGTTCTTTGACGGCACCCTTTGGCAGTACCGATCAATGCTAGTTTGGAACGGAGCGGACTGGGAGCCAAAAGCAATTCGCCGCTGGGATGGAACATCTTGGGTGTGATGAATCCCTGTGATATAAACAAATGAAACGCTCTGGGGGCTATAATGCCAACGAACACTCCAAATCAGGTTTTCCATATTCCCACCGTGGGCTCTGACGCGGGAGCTTTGGGTGGTTACCTCAATAAAGGTGAATAGTCATGGCCGACACAACCACAACCAATTTCGCCTTTGTGAAGCCCGAGGTCGGCGCAAGCACGGGCACTTGGGGCACGAAGCTGAACAACGACCTCGACGCCGTTGACGCCTTGCTTGGAGGCACCGGGGCGCAGAAGGCCAAGCCGAACCTTGCGGGTGGGCTGTGGAATATCGACGGCACCGCCGTAACGGCTACGGCTGCTGAGTTGAATTACGTTGGTGGCGTGACGAGTGCCATCCAGACGCAGCTTAACGGCAAGCAGCCGCTAGATGCCACGTTGACGGCGCTGGCTGGCCTTACGACGGGCGCAAACAAGATTCCGATGGCGGACGGCACGGATAGCTTCACGCAGCTAGACTTCAAAGATGAAGATGACATGGCGTCTGACAGCGCCACTGCCGTCCCGTCGCAGCAGTCTGTCAAGGCTTACGCTGACGCAGCGGTCGCCGCTGCCAAGCCGACCGTGTTTTTCTTGAAGGAAACAACGTCATCCGGCACAAACTCAGCATTCTCGGTCGCTGCAAAGACTTGGGGCAAGCGCCTGCTGGAAAGTGCGGTAAACACGATAAGCGGGGCGAGCGTTGCGTCTAATGTGGTCACGCTCCCCGCAGGCACCTACACGGTGACAGCTACGGCGTCCACAAATGCAGCTAACAACGTCGACATCCAAACGCGACTGCACGACACTACCAACAGCGTCACACTTACCGCATCGACCGCGTTTTCTGTCGATGGGAATGGCGGCAATGGAAGCCCGCCATGCAGCCTCACGGGGGCGTTTGTGCTGGCGTCCTCGGCAACTATCGAGTTGCAGCAGTATGTGAACGGCACGGGCACCTTGGGCGGTGGCTTTGCGGTGAACAGCGGAGATACCGAGGTTTACGCAGCGCTGACGATTATCAAGATTGCCTAGAGGGATACGGTGATGGACTACGTGGAAGCTATAATGAAGTGGGTTGTCGCCCCTGTCTCCGTTTTTGTGTGGATGATCTACAAGACGCAGCAGTCTCATGCGACTGATATTGCGGTGATGAAAGCGACTATGGCCTCCACCAAGGAGAACCATGACCGCGAGTTCAAAGAGGTCAAAGAGAACTTCAAGCATGTGCTAGAGAAGCTGGACGATATCGAGAAGGCGTTGCGCAAATGAGAGAGATTACCGAGATCATTGTGCACTGCACCGACACTCGCCCCAACTGGTGGGCAAGCAAGTCTTCTAAGCAGAAGGTAGCTGAGGTTAAGCGATGGCACATCGAAGAAAGAGGATGGTCTGACATTGGCTACCATTACCTGATCGACCGTGACGGAACTGTCGTTGAGGGTCGCCCGGTTGAACGGACGGGTGCTCATGTGCAGGGGCACAACACAGGCACCATCGGAATCTCGCTATTCGGCGGACATGGCGGAGCCGCCACGGACGACTTCCTCGACAACTTCACCGAAGATCAGGAACGTGCGCTACACGACCTTATCGACAAGCTGCGCGCTACGTACCCGGGCGTCACGAAGATTAGCGGCCATAACCAATATGCGAACAAGGCCTGCCCGACGTTCTCTGTCCCGGCATGGCTTGAAGGCGCGCGGAAGGTGCGGACTCCTCCCGCCGTTGAATCCGGACGCTCGAGCATCGCAAAGTCTACGACCGTGCAGGCTACTGTGGTTCAGGTCGCGTCAGCCGCTGGGGCAGGCGTCACCGCCGTATCCGCTTTGGATGGGACTGCGCAGCTTGTGCTTATTGGTTGCCTTGCGTTGGTGGTCGTAGCGGCTATGTGGATTTTCAAAGAGCGCATCAAAAAGTGGGGTCGGGGTGTTCGGTAAGCTAAAACTCTGGGCCTATACAATTGCGGCAGCGGTGGCGGCGGTAGGTTTTGCGTATCTGCGCGGCCGCAAGGATCAGAGCGAAGCCGACTACACGCGAGAGCTGAACGAGTACGTAGAAACCCGGAGACGAATGGATGAAAACACTATTCCTCACGATGCCGATGCTGCTCTTGATTGGCTGCGCAAGCGTGGCGAATCAAGCAGCGGTATGTGATGGCTCGCGCGCGGCACGGACAAACCATGCTGCGGCGCTGGCTGAGGATGGTGGTCCGCGCTCACTGGTTACGGGGGCGGCGCTGATTGGCCTACTCGATGCGGGGTGCGCAGATCAATAAGATGGTGTATTATGGCACCAAAATGAGGTGATGCCGTGCCCGGATTGACATATAGCACTTACGTTACGCAGATCGCCGAAATGGCCGTTGTGTCCCCTGCGGACGCAAACTTCTTGGCGATCCTGCCTGCCATGATTGATTATGCCGAGCTTCGCATCTATCGCGATCTTGACCTGATAAACACCTCAAAGTCGTTCACCAGTGCGTCGATCAAGACCACAGCGGGGAACCGCAACTTGACATTCCCGATGACGCTCCCAGACAACTCTGGCACCATTGTTGTGACGGAACAGCTAAACTTGATCACCCCGGCCGGGCAAACCGATCCCAATGGCGGTACAGTTACTCGCGTGACCCTTTTGCCGACCACCAAGGAATACTTGGATTACGTGTACGGATCGAATGCTTCCGGAAGCCGCGGGCAACCGAAGTATTTTGCTCCGTTCAATGAAAACTTGTTCTTCCTTGGTCCGGTCCCCGACGCCACATACTTTGTGGAGGTTGTCGCCACGATTCGACCCAACGCAATGTCGGCAACCAATACCACGACGTTCATCAGCCAGTACCTGCCCGATCTTCTGATAATGGCTTCGATGATCTACATCTCCGCATATCAGCGGAACTTTGGCCGCCAATCTGATGATCCTCAGATGGCTCAATCTTATGAGGGCCAGTATCAGGCGCTCCTGAAGTCAGCCATGGTTGAGGAATTGCGCAAGAAGTTTGAAGGCCCGGGATGGTCGTCTCAGTCGCCGTCCCCAATCGCAACTCCGACCCGGGGGTGATGAATGCCGCATGCGTCACTGAAGCTGATCCCGGGCGTAGATCAGAACCGAACTCCAGCCCTTAATGAAGCCGCAATCGTTGACAGCGAACTGATCCGGTTTGTTCCGGATCGGACGGGTCAAGCGCTCCCCCAGAAGCTGGGTGGGTGGTCAAAATTCTACTCGCAGCAACTACCGTCAAAAGTGCGGGCGCTTTGGGCGTGGGCCGATACAAACGCAGACAGCCATCTTGGCGTGGCTGCTGAGAGCGGACTGTACACGATCAAAGATGGCGCGATGCTCAACCGATCGCCTCAAAACTATTACGGCAGCCCCGCGATCAATTTCTCAACGACGAGCGGGTCTGACGAAATCAAAATCACCGATGTTGGGTCAAACATAACATCGTACGACTCAATTTACCTGCAAACACCAGTTTCCGTTGGCGGCGTTGTCCTTTTTGGGTTCTACGAA